CGCGGCGCCGGTTAATAGCTGGGCGGAGCGTGGCGGAGTGCCTCCCGTCGGCTCTACACAGACAGTGGTTGACCCGGGCGCCGCGCCAGCGCGCGTCACGGTGGTGGGCGTGCCTCAGGCACCACTTGGACCACGCGGACCGCTAGAGCCGCCACAGATGCCGATGTTGGCACCGACCGAGGATCCGGGTGCCGTGCTAGGCGTCGCCGGGAAGAGCCCGGAACGGCAGAAGTACGAATCGTTGGTAGCGAGGGTACAGCAGCTACAGAACAGTCGGGCGCCGGCGGCGTTGGCCGAGCGCAAGGCGTTGACTCCCCAGATCGTGGCGGCCCGTAAGGCGATGGACGCTGCTGAGCGTGCTGGCGACACGGAGTTAGGCTCACTGCAGGCACGCTTTGAGGCGTTGGAACGGCGGAACACGAAGTTCAGTCGGAATCCACTCACCGATGTGGAACGGGGAGAGATGTGGAGTCTGGCCAACCAGGTCGGGGTTAAGAGGAGAGCGTTGGCGGAACAGGGCGTGGCGTTGACGCCCCTCATGGCGAAGCCCGAGACTACGGAGCCCGTGGAGAATGTAGCGGGCGTGACGCGTTCGACGTTGCAGCCGGCGCCTGGGCACGTGGTAGTGAGGATGCCAGACGGGACGGATAAGGAGGTTTCGTTAGCGCAGATCCCCGTTCAGTTGCAGGTGGCTGGACAGAAGGCGGACATGGGTCCCTGGTTGCCACATCCGGATGGCCAACCACGCAACATGTTGGTGCACACGAACGAGACGGATCCGGCGAGGCAGCTGAGTGTGGAGCCTTGGGGCTCTGCGATGAATCCACGCGTGAATTCGTTCCGGAGCGGGCACTTCTACACACCGGACTACGACGCGAACAACGGGCATGATCCGCGGGCGTTCATTGGTCCCAACGGGCTTACGATTAGCGTGACGCCTGGTGAACGGTTATGGGAGATGCCGCAGTTCGGGAAGAGCGGGGATTTCGGTCCTCAGGACAGTGCACAGTTCACCCAGGCGCGGCAGAAGCCACCGATGGCGGGCGGGCGGTATAGTGGCGGAGCGAAGAGTGCGACGGGTGAAGGCCTAATTCCGATGGACAACACCAGCGACCTGAGTAAGGAGCTGGTGCGTGTGAAAACGCACAAGGCAACGAGCGCTAGCCGCCTCGAGAATGGGCGGATGAAGAACCTCGAGGAAGTGGAGCAGCGGATTGAGTCGAATCGGATTGCTTACGATCAGGCTAGCAACTTGGGCCAAGGGACTTTTGCTAACCAGGCTGAGCCAGGCGATAAGAGCGGCAGCCCGTTTCCTGGGCTCACCGCTAAGCAGCTGACTGAACACCGGTTGGCCTTCGGACCTACACCGGTGGGTGAGGGCGCCGTGGACGTGGCCGCGCCGAGGCCGCTCAACCAACCACAGGCGTTCCGTGCGGGTCTTGGCGGGTACCAGTGGAATCCTGAGACCCGCACGATGGAGCCCGTGTACGGCGCTCCGCTGCGTGAGACGATGCAGGTGCAACAGCCTCCTCCTGAACCGACACCAGTGATCCCTGAGGGGATGACAGTGAAGAGGGGCGGGTTACAGTACGCTAGGGGTGTCAGACACTCCACAACGAAGTTCGAGGAGGACTTGTCGATGGAGTTGCCGGAGGCGTACGGCATCGGCCCGGACTTTGTTGGTCATCCGGAGATGGCACAGGGAATTAAGGCGGCACGCATCCTGATGTCGAAGGGCGTAGACCGAGAGACACCGGTGTTCTTCCGTGCCGCGTGGGACACTCACAAGAATGTGGACGGGGGACATCAGTGGACGTTGGGTCAGTTGGCGGACTACGAACCACGCCAGATGTCCATGACCCGGTTGTTTGACGAGGCGGCTCCGCGCGGGATTAAGGCTACGCCACAGGGGCGTGGTGTGATCCTGCGTGCAGATGACGGGAGCTGGGAACGTAAGTTTGATACGCAGTTGGAGGCCGCAGACTTCGTGTTGAGGCAACCGACGGGCAACGTGGGACTGCAACGGTTGGAGGATCCGATCGAGGCGCAGCTCGGGCTTGGTCGAGGGCGCATGATGGACCCTGATAAGGATCAGAGCCTGTTCGTTAATGCGTCGTTGCAGGACGTGGCGACGCAGGAGCTGATGCAGGGCAAGCGTGCCGCGGTGACGATGTATACGCGGGACCCGAAGGCAGTGCGCGAGTCGCTAGCGTCGATGGAACAGATGGCGAAGCTGCCGCAGGGAACGCTGCAGGCGCTGCCTGTCACGGGCGCGTGGGGTACCCGGGGCAGTGCTCGGACCACGATGGTCGTGTACAACAAGGCGGCTGTGCAGATGATGCGTAACGGGTTGGAGACCCAGTTGGCTAAGTTGGGTGTGACGCGTGAGATGACTGCGGAACAGGCCCTCAGCTTGCTAGCGCAGAAGCCGTGGGGGCTCGAGGCGTTCGCCGCTGGCGGGCGTAATCCGTTGGACGCTATCCTGTATACGTGGGCGCGGGAGAGGGGACTGCGGGAAGTATGGGAGCAAGGCAGGTTTAACAGTGACACGATGGGGCTTTATCGAACGTTTACGCCGGATGTGGCAGAGACTTCCGGTTTCAATAAACCGCTTGGGACACCCAGCGTCGCAAGCGCCGATCCCTCAGCAGGACTGGGACCGATGGGTCCTGCTGGCCCGTTACGGCCGCCGGCAGGACCGCAGAGCATGCCCACCGATGGACCGGCGGGTCTCGGGGGTGAGGAGTGGCCCAGACCGCAGGGCGTCGACCTCAACGAAGTGATTGGCGAGTCGTTCCCGGAAGGGACGCGGATGCATCCTGGCGATGGCACGCCGCCGATCACGGAGCCGGAGCCGGAGTGGGAGATTTTGAGCGGGCGAGATCCGTGGGAACGGGCGCAACGTGTGGGGGTGACGCAGGAATCTGGTGTGTTGGGTAAGTTGAGTCGGTTCTTCCGCGTACCGGAGGAGCTGATGAAGGACTGGGAAGCCAAGAGTGGCGTGCCGTACTGGACCTGGTACAACAACATTGAAGGGGCCCGGAACAAGTTGGAGGCGAACTTCAACGGGTTCAAGCACAACGTTACGCAGCTGTTCCTGGGTACTAATGCGGACGAGCGCATTGGCGCTAACCTGCTGCTGGAGGCCAAGCACGCCAACGATCCGAACTACCAGACGTTGCTCGAGGGGAGCACGCCAAGGAGCGTCGCGTTGGCGGACGCCAGTGAACAGATCTGGCGTAAGTGGTTGACGGGGACGTACGGCTACACTGAGGACCAGGTAAACCAGTTCTTCGGCGAGATGTGGCAGCTCCGGAAGAGTGATGGGGACTGGGCGGATTACGTGTCGCACAAGGGCGCGATCCCTGATCTGATGACCACGCTGAGCAGACAGTTCCGCAGCGGCGTGGCGTTGAGTGATGGGAGAGAGCAGGACCTGTACCGGGTCATGATGCGTCTCGGCCGGGCTATCAGTAATGAGAAGGATCTGAAGCCCACGTGGAACAGCGTGAAGGCGCAGATCACGGCGAGGCAGCTCTCAGGTGAGGTCACGCGGGACAACATGATGTACTTCAGCCGGTATATGAGCGAGGTGGTTCATATGCCGGATCACATGGCTGCGTCGTTGACTCGGATGGCTCAACAGATCAGCGACCGGTTGGCAGGACGACCGATGCTGAAGTGGGCGGCTAACGAGGACTTCGTACAGATGTTGGTGGGCGCCAACTACTTCGCCAACATGGCCTGGAATCCCGGACTCGTGATGCGGAACATGCTACAGACGTTGCAGACCAGCACGGGCTTGGGGATGAAGGCCTATAAGGCGGGGGTTGAGGCGGCCCTGCGATGGAAGAACGTGCCGGAGTTCGAGGAGGAGTTGATCGCACGGGGCATCCTGACGAGGGACATCAGGAACCAGACGTATAATGAGGTCCAGCATGCGATGGACGCCATGCAGGGTATGGAAGGCGGTCCCGCGAAGACGCTGTGGCAAAAGGTCGAGCCTACGTACAGCAGGTACAAGGAGCTCGGTACTCGGACGTATAAGGACGCCGACAACATCAACAGGGTGGTTGCGTACTACGCGCAGCACAGTGCCAGCATGGCCGCCGGAGAACGGTATCTGGCAGGTGACATCGATTTTCCGGGGTACATGAAGGAGTCGATGGCGGACATGAGGACGCCGAAGGGCGGAGCGATGGAACGGGCGCTGGAGCAGATGCTCCGTGAGGGCAACAATGACGGGGCCGCGGCCATTGTAGCCACGGACTACATGAGGGCGACCCAGTTCAGTTACAGACGGGGTACGCAGCCATACTGGATGATGAACACGCCGGGGCGGTTGCTGGGACAGTACGGCACGTGGCCTGCGTACTTCGTGGAGCACCTACGGAACATGGTGCTACGAGGTAGTTTAGAAAACCGGATGAAGGTCGCAACGCGGTGGGCTACCACCAACTACGTGATGTACGAGGTGGCGAAGGAGGCCTTCGGCGTGGACGCGGGCCGGTGGCTGTTCTTCGCGCCGATGGGCTACACCGGAGGTCCGTTGGCACAGGCCGGCTACGACGCGGCCAAGACGTTCAATGCGGCGGTAGCGGGCAGCAAGGATCCGACCGATGCCATTGCGGCGGCGAGGCTGAAGGGCGCGTGGACACAGTTGGTGCCAGGTGTGCCAGTTGGGGGTCTCCGGCACACCTGGGATGCTATTGACGCGATTTCTCAGGAGGACATTCCGACGGCGATAAAGCGGTTTCTGGGGATGCCTCCTGCACAGCCGTAGAGCGACGGTGCCGACCCCGTTTGTAGTACACACGACGGTAGAGCGCCTGCACTGTTACATGTAGGCGCTCTGCCACCGCAGCGACCCCGTCCCGATCGATCTCCGCTTCCAGTTCAGGAGTCACCTCGTACTTTATGTTGTTCTCCCCTCCTCGGGGACGCATTGTTACCCCCGCCTTCTTCAGGCGCATCCGGATTGTATGCGGCGCGCACGCGAACCGTGCTGACAGGTTCGCTATGCTCAGGTTCTTGTTCAGGTACAGGTTGGTCCACATCTCCTGTTCCGTGTTGTAGTGGAGCGACCTCGCCAGTGATTCCCATTGATTCATCGATAGACTCCAACACTAGTTCATTTCCTTGTACCTGGACCCGGAGTGCCGCCTTCGGGGGAAACGACGTTAGCAGTTCCAATGGGATTCTGATTGGCTTGTCGTTGGCTAAGAGTACTAACACCTGGAGGAACTGTGCTCGTTCCTTTTCCGTCTGGTGGAGTCGTGACTGCAGGCTGAGGATCTGCCTCTGCTGGCCCCGGTGTGGTTTTTTGGACACCGAACTCTCCTTGATTGATGACGTGGAGTAGGGTTTGACCGAGGAAGCTCACATCGTCGAGTAGGCGGATAAACTCGTCCGAGGAGAGCATCTCGTCAGTGATCTTGAACCCCGCGTAGAACGTACGGATGTCCTCCAGACGTGCCTCGACAGTTTTGGGGGCCCCGTCCTTGATGCGAATGCGTCGCCATACGGGGGGTTGATACGAAGCGTTGAAGAATCGTCCGAACATGTTAGTGGTTCCAGCCCTCCGGCGTGAGATAGTAGAGATGCGTCTTAACGTCCTGTTCCACGAAGCCTGCGAGCCGGAGTGTATCGACGGCTTCACGGAACAGACGGGCGTTCATACGGCTGCTGTTAAGGCGGAGCCACGTGCTGTGGTCGAGTTGACCGCCACGGTTACGGAGTTGCTTTAGTAGACGGGAGGTATCTTCCCCGACTGCATTCTGAGCCATAGAATCGAAGGCAGCAGGCAGGGAGAGTTCCAGGTGATCGAGTATATTGAGCCCATGTTGTAGTAGCTCAGGGGTGAGTGTCTGGTCATGGCCTGAGGCTGCGGCCAGTAGCATAGCCACTCGGATGAGTTGGTCAGGCTTACGCTCGTAATATCCGGCAAAGTGTCTCTCATCAACACGATTGTCTGCACGCTCGTTGTACCAGTCCTCATACCAAATCCTTCCTGCGGGGTTCATCGTGAACTCCCCGCGATAGTCCTGTGCCTCACGTAACAGGGTTAGGAGCTGAGCGCGTAGCGTCTCGTCCATAGGTGGGGGCAACGGGAAGCTGCGCGGAGTGTCGTTCTGGATTACGAACAGAAGGCGTGACATGAAGCCCCCTCCGAAGGCGTCACGCGGAATGCCGGTTTGGATCCAGTCCATTGTGGAAGCGGCGAGCAGACTGAGTGCGACGTTGTGCAGCTGCGCGTCGCCCCGACCGATCGTTTTGCTGCTCCACTCCGTGGGACAGTCGAACAGCGACGTTAGTAGAGGTACCATACCCTCCTGATACTTCTGCTTCCCCAGGAACACTGCAAGCTCAGGCGCGTACAGTAGTCCCACTGCGGAGGTGGCATCGCGAAAGGCTTCCACCAGCGCTTCCGGCGTTGTTTTGTCTGCGAGTATAGTTCCGCCAATGGATCGGTATAGTGATACACCGATATTACAAGCACTCGTTTTACGACACCGTCCCGAAGGAGCGACCAGTACACAGCAAAGGTTCGGGAAGACGAAGTAGGAGCCTTTGTTGAACCGAACGTTACGAGCCAAGGTAGTCCCAAGCGTGGTTGCGGCCACAAAAAAGTGGAAGACCGTTGGTGGTTCTGTTGTGCGCGTGAATTCGATGTAGTCACGAAAGTATCCGTTACGTGGTACGAGTGAGTCGAAGTCGCTGCGGTGGTTGGTTGTGTTGAGTAGGTGTGTCAGTGCCTCCTCTGTGATGTGAAACTTCCGACACAGTAGCTCCGTGAGGGAGGCTGACCGTGCCGCAGGTGGGACTTGACGGACCCACTCCGTGATCGTGGAGAAGTTCGGGTCCGACATGGTGCTGTCGGCATGCAGCTCTAGATGCCTCTGCAACAGAAAGATCTGTTGTGAGAGCGGTATGTTGGACGGCACAGATGGGGCTCATAGGAATTTGCGCAGGTACGCAATGTTTCGGTAGACTGCGGCGTCGTGCGATGTCCAGTTCGCTACATCAGGCGGCACAAGTCCTCCTCCGTGGGTGTCTTGCAGGTTCTCCAGAAGGCGGTCCTGTAGACCCCACTTGATTGGCTTCGCTGTGTCGAGGCTAAGGAAGTCACGTGGCCAGTCGAGGTCAACGAAGATGTTGCGGAACTCGATGAGCTCGGTTATTGTGTTCATACCGAGGAGGTGAATCCGTCCGTTCCCTGGCCAGGCGCGGCGGACAGTTCCGACCTCGTGTAACAGTTGACGGAACGTGTCGAGCCGCGGCGAACGGTACGGCAGAGCGATGGCTGCAGCGCCGACGTTACAGTACTGTCGGAACAGATCGCGTCGTTCGATGTAGTCCTTTCCCTGAATCGCAGGCATCAGGTGGTATCGGCCGTGAGCCTGCTTCGTGAAGCGTTTGTACGCCTCCCACGTATACTTGGAGTCGCCGAGAGTGTCCGGCGGAATGATATATGTGGGACGGATGGCCGAGGCCGCCTCCAGGATGTCCTCAGGAGTCATAGGTTGGTGATTGAGTTCGTGCATGCTGTTGTCAAGGATACAGTCGCCGTGATGTCGGTTGTGGTGTTCGTAGAACTCCCGGTAAGTGTCGTTTTGGAGGACCATGTGTGTTAGCGTGAAACTCATGTCCGTGAGCGGAATAATGTCCGGGAGCATGCTGACGGGGATTTCTAGAGCGAGTTTCATCCCAGGAGACTCCTTTCTAGGTCCTTGTTACCCTTCTTGCATTCCTTCCAGTTCGCACCGATGTGGATGTCGACGTCACAGAACCAACCATCGGGGAAGTACTTGTCCACCGTCTTGGGGTACTGCGACGCGTCACGGACAGCACGCCACACACGACGCATGTTGTCCCGAAGGCAGTGGTACGCCTCGCGTGCTACGTCCTTGGGGGCGCAGATAGTAAGGTCGTCGTGGATCGTGGCCCAGAGCCGTGCTTCGCGGGGGAGCTCGATGTCGGTGTACTTGATGGCCTGCATCATCATGTCCGCGGGTGTGCTCGATGGCAGGAAGTTGTACATCTCGGTTATCTGCTTGGTATACCACCACCGTCGGCGTCCCCACGGGTTGATCAGGCACGCGTTCAGTTCAACTTGTTTCTCACACCACGCACGCCATAGCGCGTACGTCGGGTACTTGCGGAAGAACCGGGCCATGAACTGCTCGACCCACGAGACCGGCCGGTTGAGCTGCTTTGCGATGTCTTTAGCACCCCTGCCGTAACCCAGGCCATAAACGATGAACTTAGTGGCGAACCGCGGCGACCCATGCGTCCCACCGTGTTCGCGATCGAGGCGAAGGACTTCATCAGTTGATATTCCATAGCATTCGGCGGCGGTGATTGTATGGTTATCTGCACCTTCCGCAAGGAGCCTGAGACCTGTGTCGTCACCTGAGAGGACCATCGCACATGCCCACTCGACTTGCTTCCAATCAGCGCCGATAAGTACGTGAGCAGGTGAGTCGGGGATGTAAATGTCACGGTACTCGAGAGGAATGTTTTGCCCGTTCGGGTTCCAACTGTTAAGTCTCCCGTTCGCCGCAGTGGATGTGCCAAACTCAGGGTGGACGAACCCTTCGTCGTCTTCGTAGACTTCGATGAACGTCTCTCGCGCTTTGTCAAGGCTGCGCCTCCGGTGAATGAGTTGGAAAATGGGGTCCTGGGTAAGTTCGGCGAGGTTGTCCAGGGCCTCTTTGTTGGCCGTAGGGCGCATCTGGCGGGTCTTCTGATCCTTCGTGTACTGAACCGGGAGGCCGAGCTTGTCGTACAGGATCGACATGAGCTGTTGCGGCGAGTCCAAGTTCAGGGCCGGCCCGAACACGCCGATGAGCTTCTGTGTGTACTCCTCGGACTTACGGGTGAGCAGGAGACTGTACATGGCGGCGCGGCGCGTGTCCTTGCGCCATCCAACGCGGGTCATCTGTCGGAGCGGGCGTTGGACGGGCTGGACGATGTTGTAGTAGAGTTCCTCTAGCCCGTAGTACCGAAGCTCCTGCCGCTGCTCAATGCCGATCCGGCGAGCCCCGACCGCGTCCTTGGCGTTGTACAGGTAGAGGTTTTTCCGGGCCTCGTTCTTGTGGTACTCCATGTCCGTGTACAGCGTCATCAGGAAGCCCAGATCCTTAGGTAGGGAGCTGTTTAGGAGGTGAGCCGCCTGCATCGTGTCGAACGTGCGGCCGTTTACCAGGTAGCCTTTGGCGATGAAGACTTCCCAGTCGAACTGTTCGGAGTTTTGTCCTTCTTTCTCGATGTGAGGGTCCGCAAGAAGGGCGCGAAAGACTCCCGCAGCCTCTGGGGTCCAACGGTAACTTTCACCGAGATCAGGTCCGGTGGCAGCGGCTGCACAGACAATGATATTGGTACGCGGATCGAGGGCACCCGCAAGTCCTCCGCTCGTGCCGGTGGTTTCGATGTCGATATTGACGACGCCTGTGCGACGAGCACGCTCGAGTAGATTTGCTCCAGCAACCAGAGGGTCTGCGTCGGTGACAAGTTGTACTTCCACACGGTGGATCGTTGGCGAGGCCGTTTCGGCCTTCGCCCTGACGAGGTCGTGGATGACGACGGGCCACATTTCTTGGTCCCGCATGATTGCTGCGGGGTGGATGGTGGCGAAGACTTTTTGGATGGTGCCGTCGGCTCGGGGGGCTGCAAGTGGAACTCCACGCTGTTGGCTGATTTTAGTTCGGCCTGTGAGAACGTAAAGGGGGGTGTTCCCCAAGGCGAGTACAAGGTTAGGTTTGACGGTATCGAGTTCGTGGGCGAGGTAACGGGCGCAGTGCCGGAGTTCGTCTTCGGTTGGGGGCCTGTTTTCGGGTTGTGGCGTGCCATACTTGTTCACCATCACCACAGGGCGGCATTTGACTGCGTTAGTGACATAGGCAGCGCTGCGATCGATCCCCGCTTGGCGGAGCTGCACAGACAGGACGCGGCCCGCGCCACCGACGAAGGGGCGTAGGGTAGCTTGTTCCTCGGCTCCCGGCGCCTCGCCGACGATGAGGAGCTGTGCTGGTTGGGGCCCTTCCCCCCACACTATCTCAGGAGCGTGGGGGGAGTCGTACAGAGGGCACCCAATACAGGTGTCAGGCTTCGACACGTTCTACTCCCACCGCGCGGGGTCCCTTGGTGCCTTCGGTTTCCTGGAACGTGACGCGGTTGCCTTCGGTCATGGTGTCGAACTCACGCGCTTCGGAGCGATGGAAGAACCACTCGACTCCGTCGGTTGTGCGAATGAAGCCGAAGCCTTTTTCGCGGACCAGACGCTTCACTGTACCGAACATCATGTTAGGGCCTCCCGATGATAGACATGAACTCGAGACGAGGGGCTTCGAATAGGAGAAGGACGCCGTGCATAGAGCTGGTGACGATGTCCCCTGTGGTACGGACGCCGCGGCACTGCATGCAGCCGTGTTCGCTGGCCACTACGACACCGGATCCATGCGCGTCGGTCCGGCGCTGGAGGTCGTCTGCGACGGCGTTCGTGAAGTCTTCCTGCAGGATTGGCCGTGTGAGCTGGGCCTCGGCGATTCGGGCGAGCTTGGAGAGTCCGATGAGGTATTTGTTGGCGATGTATCCGATGTGCACGCGCATCTCGAAGGGTAGGAGGTGATGCGGGCATACGCCGAACAACCGGTGGTTGCGAAGTACAATGAGACCTCCGTTCTTGGTTGGGTACGTAGCGAGAGTGGCCGGTGGCGGGGTGAACAGTTCTGTGTACATCCTCGCCACGCGGTCGGGAGTGTCGAGGTAGTGCTCGCTGTAGGGGTCAACGCCGATTCCCTCCAGGATAAGACGGACGCCACCTGCGATGATGGCGGGGTTTATCTTACCGAGAGGAACTTGTGGAGCTGTACGCTCAGTCGCAACCCCGGGTTCTTCTGTACCACTGATTGGGCGAACTTCATCGCTTCGAAGTTCACGTGGCTCGTGAAGTTTCTTGGTTGCAGGAACACGACCTTTGTGAGTGCCCATCTGTTAGCATCCTCGATTGTAGGCCATCCGTTAGTGGACTCGCCCAGACCGTTGTGGATCACTTTAAGCTCGTTAGCGCGTGCGATCATCTCCGGCAGGTACCCGGGCTTGGGTGATACCGTGATCCAAACTTCGGGGAACGCCTCGAGCCAGTCCGGGTGGCGCGTACCGCTAGTCTCGATCTGGACGAAGTGGCCTTCGGCGATGAGACCGTGTAGCAGAGAGGTGAGATCACGGTCTAGGGGCTCGCCGCCCGTTAGGACGACGTGGTGGTAGTCGCGGCAGTAGTACAGCAGGTCTAGCTCGCTGTACATGCCGCCGCCCAGATCGGGCAGAATGCGGTCGAAGTCGGTGTCACAGTGCGTGCACACGCCTTTACCTACACTGCAGCCGACGAGGCGGAGGAACGCGGCAGGACGACCAGTGTAGACGCCTTCGCCCTGGAGGCTATAGAAGCGCTCGGCGATAGGGTACTTCTTGGGTGTCATGGGTACTCCTAAGTGTGGGCGGCACAATCTCGTGTTTCATGCACGTCCACGTGGACGGAGCGTTCGTGAGCTTTGAGAGTGACGATCAGTTCGTCGCGCCAGAGGACGGCGAGGTTCTCCGCCGTGGGCGGGACGTCTAGGATCTTGATGTTCAGTTCGTCAAGGTTGGGGTGCAGTGTGAAGAACGGATCACCCTCTTCCAGGCAGAAGGCGTGATCGTACTCGTCGAACACGGTGCGGCACGCCTCCTTGAGCTCGTGGAAGTCAATGATCATTCCGCTTGTTGGTTCGATTGCGCCGTGCAGTGTTACGGTGATTAGGTAGTTGTGGCCGTGAAGGAACCGGCACTTCCCCTTGTGGCGGTGAAGGCGGTGGCCCATTGGAAGTTCGAAGGTGTAGGAGACGCGCATTGATCTTTTCCTCCAGCAAGGCGGACAGGTCGTCGAAGAATAGGTCTAGGAGCGTGTTGAACTCGTCGGGTGTGTTTGTGACGATGCTATGTGCGTCGAGGTTGTGCGTGTTTATTTGGGCCGCGATGAGCCAGTGCTGTGATTCGCGGTAGCGGTTGAATGTCATGGTGTGGCTTTGTCGTTTTCTTCCAGCCACATAAGGGCTATGCACCCCCACGCGGCGGCAGCAAGGTTATCGTCGGTTTCGTTGGCGCGTTGTTCGGCGTGTGTGAGGAGGTGTTCGATGATGTGGTTGAAGGTGTCGCTGAAGGGGAGTCCTTGTTCCCAATTACGGTCTCCGTACGCGCCTGCTCCCAGGGCAAAGCGGGCTGCGATACGGCGGAGCGCGCACGCGGGGATGAGGTCGTATCGGAGCCGGGTGCCGCTCCGTTTTGCACCGCTAGGGAACGTAACCACGTCAGCAATAGGCTCTGATCGATTGGGTCCTTCCGGTGTTTCCATTCGACGTACCTCCTGCGAATGGTGAGAAGGAGGGCCCGAAGGCCCTCCCCCCACGTGGTACTAGAGGGCTTCACGCTCCCCTTCGACGATGAACTTCTTGATGTAGTTCTTGTCGGGGTAGCCCTTCTTGCCCGGCTGCTTGCCGACGACGGCGTCGACCTCGTTGTCGACGAACTCGTCGGTGTCGACTTCCCAGTCCTCGGGCTTGCCGGTGGCGTCGCACATCTTGCGCATCTTCCAGTCCTCGCCCTTCGCCAGCGAGACGAAGTCGAAGACGTGGCGACCGGTGTGCTGGCCGTCCATGACGACCCAGTCGACGTTGAGGTACGGCGACTTGTCCTTGTTCTCCTCGCTGATCGGCTTGGTGGGATCGGCGGGCTTGAACGGGTAGTACGTGACCTTGGAGCAGCGGAGGTGGTAGTTGCCCTCCGGGATCATGTTGCTCTCGGACATGTCTGCGGGTCTGTAACCTTCGAGTTTCGGCATGTGACTGTTCTCCTGTGTTAGCGACGGAACGTGGTTTCCAGTGACGGTAGTTGTGTTTGCGGTGCCTCCTGTCTGTTAGGGGTGAATGCGATCTCCCGACACACGGTGCTGTCACCCAGCGTGAGGCGGAAGATCAGGTCGAGGTTCGGGACGATCTTGTCAGGTACGGCGAAGTTAGGTGGAACACGGAATCCGCTTACCGATTTGTAGTGTTCGCGGGTCCAGAGTGCCCGTTGCCCGTTCACCCAGACGCCGTGAAGTGTGGCGTCGGGCCAGCCCGGCAACTCTCGAGGGAGCTTTTGACCGGGTAGTTCGGGCGCGTGCCAAACACGGCGTTCGCGTCCTTCGCCTTCCTCGACGAGGCCTTCCCTGCAGAGGAATACGACGTGTGCTTCCAGCGCCATTAGCGATTTGGCGACCTGACGGCCCTTCTCGTTCAGGTAGGGGTAGAATTGGCGGGGATCTTTGCGATCGGCTTTCTCCCACACTGAGTTCCACCCTTGGTTGGAGAGCGCTGCGTCGTAGATGGGACCGTCCACTGTGGCTGTGTAACTGTCGTTGATCACGGTAGTGAAGTGTTCTCCGCCGTAGTACACACCTGCTGGACCGTCGAGAGTGGCCCGTGACGGGGGCACTTGGCGGCGTTCCAGTTCGGAGAGGACGAGGCCCATCTCCGTGAGGTCGGTGATCTTGATCATGCCGCAGGGTACGTCACCGAGCGTTTGGAGTCCTCCTGTGTCTCCGATCTCGGTGGCCAGGATCAGCGCCTTGCTGGGCCCTCCTGGCACAGTACGGGCGAGGTTCGTTTTGCCCCAACGCGCCGCGCAGTAGATGAGGACCTTTGCCCACTGAGCACGGTTCTCGCTAGTGCGACGAAGGGGTGGAAGTGTGTTACTCATCGCGCTGTGGTCCTTCGAAGGCGTGCGGTGAGGCCTGGTTGTTCGGGAAGATGGCGTAAGCCAGGTGGTCTTTGACGATGGTGAACGCCATGAAGCGTTGCCACGCGCCGCGGATCTGGCGTACCTCCAGCTCGAAGCCGTGGGGTAAGGAGAGGGCCCGCACAAGGCGGACCTCTCCCCACTCACGACCGCTCTCTACGTCGAAGAGCCGCAGGGGCTCAGCGACCATTCGGGGCATTACGCGGTTTCCTCCCCTGCGTCTTCGTTGGCGTCCTCGTCCACGATCTCCTGGACGAACTCCCCGAGGTCAGCGACGAGATCGTCCACGTTCTCGTCGCTGAGTTCCCCGGGCTTGGCGACGATGGTGTCGATGCGTGCGGCGATCTCGGCCTTCAGCTCTTCTCGTGTCATGTGAGTGGCTCCGTGGAGATGGCGAGGCATGCCGTCTCTGGTATGAGGAAGAACTCGATGCCTCCGAGTTCGATGGAGCGGACGTTGTACTTGTCGAAGTACATGACGTGCCCCACAGTTGGACCCTCCTGCCACCACGTAGTCGCTTCGTGGGCGAGGACGAGGCCGCAGACGGGCAGGTTGTACTTAATCGACGTCACTATCAGACCCTGGTACAGTGACGTTTGGGAGTTGTCCGGTTGGATCAGTAGGTAACCGAGGAGTGGCCGCAGCGTCGACATAGTCAGGGGCACGGAGGACGAACTCTGCTCGGTTGACGCCGTTGTCGTCGAGGCAGAGGGGTCGGTAGGGACAGGTTCCATAACGGAAGCACTCCCGTGTGTTCTTGTAGAAAACGGTTTTCCAGTTCTGCCCGTGGTCGGCGCGTCGGTGGCGGAGCGCTATCTCACGGGATACTTCAACAAACTCCTGTTCGAACTCGAGTAGGTCATCGTCGGTCCGCTTGAAAAGGTCACGATGAAATTGTGGTGTTTGCGTCTTGACGAGAAGGTCCACGATAACTCCAGCCACCTTGCGTTGGAGTACTTTTCGCGTACCGTAGACGTACGCTGTGAACTGAAGGTCCATAGCGTATTTCTGAACATCGCGAAGGTCCAGGCGCGCTGCTGTCTTGTGGTCAACGATCCAGAGTTGTTGTGCCCATGTCGCCAACTTATCGGTACGAAAATCAAGGTATACCCCTGTGCCTTCGCCAACTTCGACGCGGCCGGAAACTTCCTGTGCGAACGGAACCCACGTTGTGTCGGTGCCGTATGTGTCTAGGTACGCTGTGAGTAGACGTGCGACCATGTCCTGGTGCTCCGCCAGGAGTGTGTCGTCGCCTGGGAGCTTGCGCTTCGGCATGCCTTCGGCTAGCAGGTTCCGGGCAACGCGGATCGCATCGAGGAGGGGGGCGCCAGCGGTGAGATGAGCGAGCGCCTCGTGTACGGCCTTGCCGTCCTGTAGTGCCCATTGCGGACGATCGGGCGTGAGGTGCTGGTAGAACTGCCACGCGTACTTCCGGTGACAGTCGTTGTAGATCTGGACGCGGGACTGGTTCATGTCGACGTCCCCGTCCAGCACTAGGTGTTGGTCTTCCACTTCGAGCCAGAGTCGGTTCATTCGGGCTCCGTGCGTGTTAGTTGAGTAAGGGGTTCCCCGAATAGGATGGTAAAGGCACCACGAAGATCACCGTTTCGAGGGCGTACGTGTCCTGAGAACTGGCCGGCTCCTGTGAATCCTTCCCGTACTTTGACGCTAATATCGACAGTAAGCAATCCACCGCTAGGTCGAAAGCAAACGTAGCCTCCTCCGGTGAGATAGAACACGCGTCGGAGAGGTTCGTTAAGTCCTGCGGTGTGAGTGAAGCCAGTGTCCCCGTCCACAAGGTTTGACTGTGTGGGTTCTGGAAGGTGATCCGGGTCGAACTCGGGCCCTTGCCCAAGTCGAACCGCAGCAATAGCGACGTTGGATGCTGTTCGTTGGTCAAGGTGTAGCTCCTCGGTGAACAGGGTGGTGAGGTCTAGGCGGTAGTTGTAGGAGGTCCAGTGTGTGAGAAGTTCGTGGATGTAGTCGTCTGTGCGTTGTGCATCCCACGTCATCGGCACGGACCGCAGGACATATTGGCGGTAGGGGCCGGTTTTTACGGGAGGTACGAGCAGAACACCACATCCGTCCCCTTCGGAACTGGAACGGAGCCAGAGGCCGGGTTGGCCCTCTGACTCCGTCCAGATGTCGGGCCGCGAGATGAGGTGCTCGAGGAGCTCGTTATACTCCCACCAGAGCAGTCCGACGTTCATGGCTAGAAGTGGTTCCTCGCCATGATGTCGATCAGTTCTTGGAGGTCCGGATTCTTGTCGAGGAGTTCCTGCGCGCGGCGCACCTGTTTGAGTCGTTCCTCGGCTTGCGCCACCGCGAGCTCGATCCGCTGCTTGCAGGTGGGCTGCACCAGCTTCAGGTTCTGCATGCTGGCGTACTGTGCATCTCCCATTCCGTAGTTGAACACTTCGTCAGACATTGGTTGCCTCCACGGTTTCGGGCTGCATGTGAGCGATCGCTAAAGCGACGCGTCCGATGGATTGCCAGTCGACCTTCAGCTTGTACCGTTCCTGGTACTTGAAGTAGCGACGCATCGTGCTGTACGGCGTGGTGAACCGGGTGATGATGATGGGCTTGCCGGTGCCGGTGAACTCGTCGGAGCGTACGACGTGATCGGGGTCGTGAAGGGAGAAGGCTTGTTGGTGACACGAGAGGTCGAAGCCCGCGAGGAGCTCGTTCACGGTGGCGTGCTGGGTGATCATGATCTGCACGTCGAGGTCGCGATGGGCGTCGTTCTCGAAGTAGTACGTGCTGCCGCGTCCGTACCAGGTAGCGACGCGGTTGAAGTCACGGACGCCTTCGTACTGGGGCACGTCGCTGGTTGTAAGGGGAATGCCTTCCATGATGAAGGGTGTCAGTGAGTGCGCGATCGCGTCGGCGGTGATGGGGCGGTTGATCAGCCACAAGTCGATGTCGCCGGCTTGGTGGGGATCGACGGCGTAGCTGCCAGCGATCCAGCAGTCAGGTTGACCGGCGAAGAGACGTTGTAGTTGAGTGATTCGGTGGTGCATGAGCATGACCTCCATTTCACGAAGTTGCTGCGGTGAGAGCAGGATCAGGGAGCTTCGCTGCCGCGAAACCATCCCTGCGGATGACACACGAATCACATTGTCCACAGGGTGCTCCGCCTCCAGAGTAGCAGCTCCAAGTGAGCCGATATGGAACATCCAGTTTGGTACCGAGCTCGATGATCTCCTGTTTGGTGAGGGATATGAGTGGTGTGTGGATCGTTAGGGGGTGAACCAGGGCTTCGCCGAGGGCGCGTTCAGCAGCAGCGAAGAACTCGGGTCTGCAGTCAGGGTATCCACTGTAGTCGACTGCGTTCCAGCCTCCGACGATGTCGTAGATGCGGTGTACGTAGCCGAGGCCCGCTACGGCGGCGAGAAACACCATGTTGCGGCCGGGCACGAAGGTTGGCGGCAGATCGCTGGGCGTGCGCTCGACGAGTTCTTGTGAGGGGTTACCGTGGATGCTACCTGAGGTGAGTGAGGAGCCGCCGATCATCGCGAACGGCTGTGAGAAGTCGAGGTGCAGGGGCGAAGCCAGGCCGTAGTGGTCGCAGAGCTGTTCGGCGGCGAACGTTTCTTTGGAGTGGCGTTGGCCGTAGTAGATGTTGACTGGGAGGATGTGCTGGAACTGTGTGGTTGCCCAACCCAGGGCGGTTGCACTGTCGAGCCCGCCGCTGACGAGGACGATCGCGGATGGTCTCATTTTGAACTCCAACGGTGATTTAGGGTCAAAGGTAGGGCCGAGGTGGCTGTCCCTCGGCCCGAAGGGCTACTCCGCCGGCGCCGCCGTCTGACGTTCGGGACGGAGGGTTTCCAGGACGTCGTTCATGGCGATGCCGCGCCGCTCCGCCTCGGCCTTGAGGAGCTTGAAGGCGTTGTTCCGCTTGTCACGGTACGCCTTCATGCGCTCCTTGACCTCGGGCTTCTTCATGTACGCGGCACGAGCTGCCTTGAACTTCTCGGAGCGCTCGGGGTCGGTGCGGTACTTGAGGGAGTAGGCCTTTCGTTTCTCCTGCTGCTCGGGCTTGGCGTTGTACTCCTTCTGTTTGGCCTGGCGCTTGACACGCTCTTCGGAGAGCTTGCGGAGGTGTACCCGGAGGTCCTCCTCGGTCATCTGGTCTACGTTGTTGACATCGATCTCGGACAGAATGCTCATGTGTGCCTCCACCGCGCGTTGCTGCGGTGACATTAGTCCCTCTGCGTGGTCTGGGGCCGGGACTGTGTGGTGCCCCAACTGTCAAGAGATATTATACTACAACCCCCAATTGAACTGCAACGTTGATTTTTTAGGGGCCTTACCCTAATTTCCCTCCTTTCTCCACTTAGTACCTCTACAGGCAGCTACTGGCCTCTGATCGACCAGATGACCTTCGGGTTGATGATGAACGGCGAGGGCATCAGGTACCTAAGGGGGTGTTGCCCACGGTACGTGACGCCCCACGCCTTGTTGCCTTCGGGAGTGGTGTACTCCACGATGAGCGTGACCTGTGGATCGTCCTGGTACTTGCCGTTGCACCGGATGAGCTCGTCGATGATGTGCCACGAACTGAAGGTCGGCACGTCAGTTCCCCAGAAGCTGGCGGAGTGCGTGGATCGCGGTGTCGAGCGCGTCACGGGCCGTCTGCAGTGACTGCACCACACCGAGGAGACCGCCGCCCGGGGACGCGAGCACGATGGGCTTGGGCGACTGCGGTTGAGGTTTGGCGGCGCGTCGCGGTTCCGGTGGCGCGGAGCCGTTATCCGTTGGTTTCGTGAGGTCGTCCATGATCTTCTGTGCGGTGTTCTCGGTGACACGCCCATACTTCTTGAGACCTAACTTCACCAGGAGGCGGACTTCCTCTGCGTCGAGCATAGCGTAGTGCCGTTTGTTCGCAGGGTTCTTCGGGTTGTAGTCGCGCAGCACGCCGTGATGGATGAGATTGTGCACGACGGCGTTGCTGGTCCGAAGGCGCGAGGCGACGGTCTGTACGGGGATGAGTTTGTTCGGCACAGGTTCCATGGGTTCTGGCTCCTTCTGCGGTTCTGGGACCGCTGGCGGTTCTGGGACCGCGACTGGCTCTTCGATCGGTTGTGTTGTGAGTGAGCGCCGGCGCAGCACGTCGAGGATCTCTCGGATCTCACGGTTCGTTTGGGGCATCCAGATCGGCACGCGCAGGCGTTGTGCGGCCTTGCGGATCTCGACGCTAGTGGAGTGTGGCGCGTAGCGAGTGAGGAGGATCGCACGCGTGTTCGATGGTACGTCACCTTCCAGGGATTCCCAGAAGGTGACTTGGGGATGCGGCGCAGGCTGAATGGCTTTGCGCGTGCCCTCACCTACGATGAGGAGCTGGCCGCCTCGGTCGTGGAGCAGTCTAGTGATGATCTGTCCCGTGGTTTCGACTGTCATGTGCCTCCTTACGGAGCGTCCGTTTGGTGTGCTCCGCTTGTAGTAGCGTCATGAACGCCCTGGTGCGGGCGTTCAATGTGCGTTCGTCTACGGCTGTTTCCTGTAGTTGCCGTAGCCAGACGCGGAACGTGTATTTAACCTCCTCCCTGCTGTACATGCTGTTCCTCCAGTTCGCGGATCGCAGCACGCAGCTGCATGGCCCAGTTCTTGGCGTATGCGGACAGTAGGTCACTGTGCGCCAGGGACATCAGTTCCAGCTCCGCCAGGAGCATCTTCAGTTGGTTCATTGGTTGGATCCTCCCAGTAGCACTCGCTGCCTTCGGTGTTGTACCGGTGACCGACTGGCCACTTGTGGTGGTTGTTCGTGAAGAGCATGATGTCGCTGAGGAGACGAGCGTAGGCCGCCAGGTCGCGGCGGTTGTGCCCGTCCCAGGAGTTGTGGTTCGATTCGAGGAAGTACTCCCACAGGAGTTCAGGGAGCATGGCGCGTTGCTCGTTTGTCATGATGCGGAGCCAACGCGGGACTTCGCCGAGGACGGAGTCACGAGACGCTTCGCGTGGCTTAGCCATGGAGCCACTCCTCGACGGGGACATTCTCGATCACCAGGGCGATCTGGTTGAAGGTGAGATGTTCGTTGTCGTTGAGATAGGAGAAGTAGTTCTCCCAGGTGGCTTGGACCGCGTCCGGGAATAGATCGGCGAGGAAGTTCGCGCTACGATAGTTATCGGAATCATCTGTGCCGACGAACGGGAGCAGTTTGTGCCAGACTGCGTCGGCCAGGACGCCGAGGCAGCAGTGACCGGTGGTTTTGCGAAGTGAGCCTTCGCCCTGTTGGTAGCAACCGGAACGGAGCGCGGAGGTCCACGCGTCGAGCTCCCAACCACTGGGTTTGTGGTAGGGGAGTTCGATGCGGAGCGGTTCGATGCGCGGGGCCGTTGGGACGGTGGTCGGGGCGTCGAGTAGTGCGCTGTTGCCCGAAGGGCTGCTTGTCATTGTGTGGCTCCTTTGACGGTGACGGACATTGAGGTGAGCTCTCGCCCAGGGCACGTGATCATGTGTGTGAACTGGATGGCGAAGAGCAGGTCGTAGAGCTTGCGGTACGTGAGCGTGGGGCCCAACGAGAGGACGTCGACGTTCTGGGCACACCACGGGCACACGACGCGGTACGTGTGGTTCGGGAGCTGGTCGAAAGCGACCGGTGCTCCGTTGGGATCGAGTATGTCGGTGACTTCCCTCACAGCGAGATGCCTTGTGAGGCGAGGGCCTGGATGCGCTGTGCCGCGAGCCGTGCCGCGGCCAGGGTGATGTTGCGGTCGTAGTCCACCAGTTTGACGGCGTAAGGGCCGTTCACGTAGATGGGCCAGGGACCGCGGACGTCGACGTATTCAGTCATCGGTGGTGTCTCCTTGCAGTTCCGCCAGAAGGGCGTCTGCGTACGGGCGTAGGTTGACGATAACGGCGTCGACCGCCCGCGAGTCGCTGCCGTTCATTCGCAGGAGTGTGAGTCCTGCAAGTAGGAAGATACGTGCGCTGAACTGGCCGTCGTCGGTGGCGTGCTGAGCGATGAGGCCGAGTGCGTTGGCCATCATGTCGGAGGCGTTGGGAAGCTGCGGAGCCCCGTTACGCTCACGGAATGTGGCGGGGCGCAGCCCAGGACGCCGTTTGATGTTGCTGACGTGGATGCTTTGGGATTTCACGTTAGAGGTCCTCGATGAGGTAGTGTTCGTATTGCCACTGGTAGAAGGCGTTATTGGGCGCAGCCCCGTACGGGGACAGGGACCAACGGTAGTCGGCCATTGTCCAGTGTGTGGAGCGCAGGACGTTGATGATAGTGCGGAGCTCTCCGATCAGGATTGCTACTTCGATGTTGGTGCTCCTGTCGTAGATACGGATCTGTGTGTCCGCGGCCGACCGGATGGTCGGGCGTGTGGGGGACATGTGGGCCTCCTTGTGAGTGTGGGTGTGTGGTGTGGAAACCTTCATTTTATAAAGGAATTATACCATATTTAGGAACTTAAATCAACTCGGTTGGATACGTAGAACACGCCCTAAGGAACGGGCGTGTTCTATCGGTCCCGCCTTAGTACCTCTACAGAGAGCTACCGGGATCGGTGGCGGTGATGGCGTACGTGAGATCGGGCATGTACGCCTGCAGGTGCGTGGAGGATGGCGGTGTGTCTAGGGGGCCCGCGTCAATCTTCCATCCGTAGGTGGTCGGTGGGTACTTCCAGTTACGGAGCGTGAGGGCGACGGGCTCCAGCTTGGGAGTGTGGTTGGCAGGCGGGAAGTAGCCGAGCGCCTGTAGGTTAGCGTTGGGGCCAGGAGCGAAGGTGAGGGCTTCGAGCGTGACGTGGGCTGGAGCGTTATTGAAGAGCGTGACGCGGCCTGAGCCTGTGTGAACGGCGCCGGAGGCGTCAGTGTACGTCCAGGGCCCGTCACGTGTGATGTCAGTGAAGGTGCAGTTACGGATGGTGACGTTGTCGAGGATGTCGGATTGGTGGTTATCGTCGAAGCCGAGGAAGCTGATGGCGCCTGCACAGTAGCGGCCGGTACAGTTCTCGATAAGGACGTTCTTGACGCACGACCAGGGCGCGGTCCCGTCCTGGTTACGGACGGTGAACAGGAGGCAGTACGCGCCTTGGCCTTCGGCGAGGCCCGCGTACTCGAGGATGCAGCCCCGCATGGTGACGTTGATGGCGGACTTGAGTTCGAAGGCGTTCTTGATCTGGCGCCCGGCTGCGAACCAGGCGGGGTTCTTGGTCAGGGTGGAGTTGCGAATGGTGATGTTCGTGGGAATGCGATCGGCGGATTTGGAGTCGGCGCCGCCGAACATGACGGTGATGCTGCCACCGCGTAGGTAGCAGTCGTCGATGAGGCCGTCACGTGTGCCGTCCCAGCCTCCAAGGACGACGGTTTCTTTGCTGCTGAGGATAATGTCGTCCCAGTAGTTCCCGAGGACGGACCAATCGGAGCCGTTCATGATCATGCCGCGTCGTTGGCCGTTGGTCGGGTCGCCTAGGCCGACACAGCGGTCCAGGACGAGGTGGGAGCCGAGGTGGTTGACGAGGCCGCCGGAGGCGTTGCTGTTACGGAAGCCAATGCCTGTGAACTTGACGGGGTCGGTTGTGTTGGTGACTGTGATGGTATCAGTGTCGGAGGAGGTGATCCAGGAGTGAGCGGTGTCGTGTGTGGCGCGGCCTGCGGCAGGTGGGTTGGCCCCGATGAACTGAAGGGCCTTCGTGAGGCGGATCGCGCCAGGGTATGTGCCGTCCTCGAGTTGGAGGGTGCTGTTGGCCGGAGCTGAGTCGATGGCGGCCTGCAGGCTGGCGCCGAGGGGCACCTTGATGGTGTTAGCCGGAGGCCCGGCCAGCGCGTTGCGGACGGAGATGGTGGCGTCGATTGCGATATCGAGTTGCTTTACCATTTCGTCATTCGTCATTCGTCCTCCCTTAGTACCTCTACAGAGAGCTACAGGGCAAAGGCCGCGACCCAAGCGGCTGCGATGCGGTCGCAGGCGGAGTTGGGATCGATGAGGGTACCTTTCTGTCCGGGTCGCATGTGTAGAACGGCGCCTGCACATTGCGTGCTGTAGTGACGAGCGAACTGCCAACAGATTTGGGGGTCGAGGTATGGCGTGCCGGAGCCGTCTTCCCCCATGCGTGGAGGTTCGGTGATGAGGAGTGGTACGTTGAAGTGTTTAGTGTATTGCAGGTTTGTGGCGGAGGCGACTGTGTCGTCCAGGGCTTTGGGGTAATCGCGTCGTGGGTGGAACTCCGCGAACGTGGCGCCATTTGGCGGGACGGGGTTCTGGTCGTCCTCGGTGCTGGAGCCGCGTGACCACCACTTTATGTGGGGGTCAGGTAGACCGTACGGATCCCAGCCGTTCTTCTGGTATTGGTTACCGCCGCTGAGGAAGACGCCTTCTTGGTAGGGGCGTAGGACTTCGGCGCACTTGTACCAGTGTTCGAGGCTGCAGTGCAAGACTTGGTTGTCGGCGTACGTGGTGAAGAGGAGGTAGATCCCGGCGGTGTGTAGTTGCTGCGCGAGGCTGTCTAGTGCGTCGTAGTAACCGGGTGTGTGCGGGTCCAGGGTGTAGTAGCCGTTCTCCGTGGACGAGGCTTCGCCGAACACGCGCCACATGTTGAACCCGATCGCTTGGGTTTCGGTGATGAACGGCGTGAGGTCGGTTCCGTGCAGGGTCGCGTGCAGGGCGGTGAACTGGTCGTAGCCGCAGAGCGAGACCCGGTCGCCTGTTTCGACGTCACGTATGGTGACGCCTTCGGAGGTTAGCGGGCGGATGGTGCCCGGGTCGGGCGTTGGAGTTGTGGCCTGAAGAGGCGGGAGGAGAACGTCCGTAGGTCGATCGGGGTCAGGCGGGTAACCAACGCGGATCTGCACGTTCGTGAGGGGAAGGTCGAGGTGATGGGAGTAGTCGATGTAGCCAGGGGCGGTGATCCAGAGGTGCGAGGCTGGGATCGCGGAGACCTGTAGAGGGCAGAACCCGGACGCGTCCGTGGTGCCCGTGTGAAGGGTGGCGTCGTCGATCTTGACGGTGGCGCCAGGCACAGGCTGGCCATCAGAGTTGTAGACGATGGTGAGGATGGTGCGGTCGCTCATTGGACTGTGTCCGAAGGCTTGAGGAGGGCGGCGTCAATGGCCTTCTGGATGAGGGACAGCAGGAAGGCCTTGCCCTGATCTGAGGAGAGCCAGTGGCGGAGCAGGGCGAGCAGGACGTTGGTGGGTAGCCCCATGGCGAACGATTGGAGCTGTTGCGGGGCGGCGGTGCGGAGCGCGGTGTGGATCTGAGACTGTTGTTGTTCGTTCATTTGTACCTCCCTTAGTACCTCTACAGTTAGCTACACGGAGCCCGAAGGGCTTACTGGAACCACTTTCCTTTATGGTCTTTGGGTTTACGGAACCCGAACCACGGTTTGAATATTGGGCAGTAGATAAGGAACAGTATCACTGCTCCCGTGATGAACCCTACGATAAGTGGAGTCATTCGTCCTCCCTTAGTACCTCTACAGTTATTCGATGAACTCCCATTCGACTTCTGTGTTGTCGGACAGGCCCAGGGCGGCCCAAACGGCTTCGCCCAGGTCGATGCCTGCCCCGTTGGTGGAGCGACCTGTGGTGTCGATGCCTGATTCGGCCTGGGGGCGGTGTTTGAGGAATACGTAGTTGTTGTCGTTGATGTTCCAGGGACCAACGTCCAGGACGATGGCCAGGCAGCTGCGACCGTTCGCCGGGTTAGTGACGCGGACGAAACGGCGTAGGGCGCGGAGCGCCGGGAGTGCGACGAATGGCATCTTGGTGTCGATGATCCAGCCCGTGGCGGTGTGACCACCGACCAGGCCTTCACGCGTTGTCTTTACCTTCATCGGGTTGTTCGTGTGGGCGCGCAGCGCCTCCGATAATCTTGAAGAGGCTTTCTTCTAGGGCGGCTGAGAACTCTTGGCTGTTGTTGACCTCCTTTGGTTCGTTGCCCGAAGGGCCTGAAGGGCCAGCAGCGGCGACCGCAGCGCGACCAGCGGCGTAGCTTTGACGAGCGGCTTCGAGGATGCGAGTTCTGTTGGCTGCGTAGTAGGCTTTGTGGTATTCGGAAGTACCGCTGCGAAGTCCGTAGATTGATTTGCGATTGGGACGTGCGGAGGTGTGTGTCTTCTCGACGATGAGAACGTTGTCGAAGGATTCATTGGTGCGGTCTTTGTCTGCCCACGCGACGGTGTGTGTGACAGGATCCCAACCGATGTGGAGTTTCATGGCGAGGAGGTCGAGAAGTGGCATTGGCACGCGGTCGGGGAGATGGACGAGACGTGAACCGTAGGCGGAGGACTTAGAGGTGTAGAAGTCGAGGATGGTACCGTGGAGTTCCTCCGTGATGTAGTGGAGAACGTCGGGCGTGGTACGGGGTACTGGCATGTGTGGCTCCTTTAAGGTATATTATACCACAGGAGTTTATTGAATAGCAACGTGCAAATTTGGATTGTTATTGGACTTGATAAGAAGGCATGGAGTATTTGGTAAAAAGTGTGGTAACTCGTTGAAAATAAAGGAGTTAGCATTTGCGCAAGAAAGTGCCTGTGCCTCCATATATATATCGGTAACAAAAGAGGGGGGGGATAGAGAGGAGAGAGAGAGAGAGAGAGAGAGAGAGAAGAGAGAGAGAGAGAGAAACCTATTCTATCCTTTTTGTTACCCTTATATATATAGGGGGCATGCTCTTTTACATTACGAGCGTTGTGACCACTTGTAACTCGTTGCAAACAAACGAGTTAGCACTTGGTAACAACTGAAAGTTCATGGATGCGTAGTTAAAGAAACGATCATTCAAGAAGCCGAACGTGACTCAGACGGACCAACTTCGGGGAGACAGGTCGGGTTTCCGTGCCAGATCCACCTACTTTGTACACCAATTTGAGTCGGTTGCCCGGCGTACATGTAGACGAGTCGTGTTAGGCGCGCAGTGCGGACCACGGCCCTGTCTATCTACCCTAACTTCCCGCCAAAAAAAGCTACCAACCCCACCTTTCGATGGGATTGGTAGTTCGCCCCTACAGTTGCTTCTGTCGTTCTACTGGCACCTGGGCGATCGTTGCCGAGATGTTCTCGATGTCGTACTGTCCGTCGAGGATCTGTCGTGCGAGGTTGATCCGGTTCGCCAACGCGAGTGCTTCGATGAGCGTCCCGCTGACTCGCTGGTTGAGCGCTTCGAGGAGTGCCGACTGAGCGTTGTCGACGTTGCGCTTGATCTCTGCCGTCCACGTACGTTCGCCGAGTTGCTGCTTGGTCTCATTCATCTGTCTCTCCTAGAAAAGAGGAACGCCCCACTTGCGTGAAGCGTTCCCCAGGCGCGAAGCGCTACTTGATGCCCTTCGCGTCCTTCACCTTCTGCCTCGCGCGCTCCATCAGCTCCTTGAACTGCGGATCGTTCTTCTGGATCTCCTTGAGCGCCGACTGATCCAGGTTCCGATCCTTGCGGTTCATCAGGTTGTACCAGCCCGCCGAGAGGACCTGCTGGAGCGTGTAGCCGGTGTTAGTGATCTTCTTCCAGTTGTCCTTCTGCCCTGCTTCCACCGACGTGTACGGGAACGGATACTTCGACATGATTGTTCTCCTAAAAATCGATCGGTTGACTTGTTTGTTCGTGGATCCAGCTAGGAACCTCTCGCATGATAAAACGACGAAGCTCGCCGTTCTTACCTTCGAGGGCTACTAGATACCATCCGTTCGGAGTTCCGCGGATGAACATCGTGACGTCACGTTGTTCGAACTCAAGATCGCCGATGTTCACGACCTTGGGTCCTTTCTCCGGCATATCAGATCACCACCCTTCACAAAACCCCAAATCACACCACAACAAAAAAAGCCCAGGCGGTGTTCTGCCCAGGCCCTTGCTGTTATCTGCTTCTGTGCTGTTCTCTGTGGTAATCTCGGTACATCTCTCCGAGTAGCGGAAAGAGGACGAACCCAACTCCTACTCCGAACATCCACGCAACGAGGATAGTAGCCATTGTCTGTTCTCCTGGTTAGAAGTCGATTTGGGCTGCTTCGTCGAACCACTTCGGGACGGACTTCATGATGTACTTCTTGAGCTCGCCATCCTTCTCGATCGCAACGAGTAACCAACCTTCCCGCGACTTGCTTGGACGCACGAACATCTTCACATCTCGCTCCATCATCTCCAGGCCAGCAATCTGCTTCGTCTTGGATGCCATCTGACACCTACCTTTCACCCGAACTCAAATCACGATCAATCCAGTCACAGCTCTGCTCCTACACCTTTAGGACCCCCACACCTCCGGACAACCAGTTCCTACCTTTAGGTTACTAGGTCTGTCAAAAACCGATGTGATTGTCATTGACCCGATTGTTTTTCAAATCCAGCCCGTTGCCGTCCAATCGGCATCCGTAGTATAATACCGAATGGCGCAGGCACCGCGGCCAATCTCGGGGGGACACACAAGGATGAACGCCGAAATCGCCACTTATCCGGAGCCGGTCCGCACGGAGTGGAAGCTTCTCGCCAAGACGCGGATCGAGAACCCCTCATTGAGCATCGCCGAGATCGCAACAGCCCTCGGGCGTAACGCGAACACCGTTCACATGTGGATTCGCCGGCCCGAGTACCAACGGTACGAGAACTGGTGTATCGCTCAGCAGAACGTCATGATCACGCCTACGATGCCGCTTCCAACCCCGCGTGAGCGGAAGCAGCTGCAGGATCACATCAACTACTTCGCCGAAGAGATGTTCGAACGTCTTCAGGTGATCGTGGAACAGACCAGCGACAACAAGCTCCTCACGGACATCGCGCATGACGCGCTCGACCGAGCGGGCTTCTCGGCACAGAAACACGTCTCGCGTGGCGCTCCCACCTTCGTCATCACGGAGGAGGCGATGCGCGTCCTGTTGTCACGTGAGCAAGAGGCCCAGGGCGAGGTGATCGTGGGTGAAGTGGTACCACGGCTGTAGAGGTACTAAGGCGGGACCTAAGTATCGATATTTACACCCGTAACACCGAGCAACGGCTGTTTCACGAACAGCTCGGCATCAAGCTACCCACCTCCAGCGTGGCGGACGAGACGTACACGCGGTTCCAAGAGAACGGCCGCGCCTCCCTCTTCTTCTTCACTACCGCCATCCTCGGGTACAACAGGCTGCAACGTAGTCCCCATCTGGAGCTTTGCAACTTCATCCAGTCCACGGAGCACCGCCGCAAAGTCGTGCTCATCCCCCGAGACTGTTACAAGAGCACCGTGGGCAGCAAGAGCCTCCCGTTGTGGATCCTAATTCAGGAGGACTTCTGCGGACTGCCCGGCCGCGAGCACAGGATCCTCCTGAAATCCTTCTCCTCGGAGAACGCCCGCAAGCAGATTAAGGCCATACGCCAGCAGATCGAACGTAACGAGATGCTGAAGTGGCTGTACCCCACCCTCATTCCGGACCTGAGCCGGACCACTTGGACCGACTCCAACCTACTCTTCCCCCGCGATGGAGTTTACGGCGAGGACACGATCGAGTCAGCAGGCATCGACACGCACATCGTTTCGCGCCACTACACGGTGCAAGTGGACGACGACATCGAGGACAAGCAGTCGTTCGAGTCACCCGCCGTGCGAGACCGCGTCAAATCTCTGTACCGAGCGTCGGAGGCCCTGTTTGTGAACGAGCGGGAAGCGTTCCACCTCCTGATCGGGACGCGGTGGGGCGTCGACGACGTGTACGCGGACATCATGCGTGACGAGTCGGAGACCTATCAGTTCCTGGTCCGACCGCTGCACTGGACGCATGAACAGCTCGAAAACGACATGAAGGACGCGGAGATCAGCGCCATCCCAGCGATCTGGAACATGGATCCCGCCGTGTACGCGCCTGACCCGGACGTCACCTACTACTTTTTCCCGCAACTGTTTCCGGAGGACAGCTGCAGACGGGTGCGGGCGAAGCAAGGTTCGTTCATGTACAGCATGTTGTACCTGAACAACCCAAAAGACCCCGACCTCGCTGAGTTCAAAACGTCCGATCTGCGCTACTTCATGTTCGATGACGAGGGCAACATCCGCATCGACCATGGCGGAGGCGACTATGAAACGGTCCCGTTCGAGTATACCAAGCGCGTTCTGTTCTGGGACCCCGCCATGTCTAGCCACGATAAGAAGCGGGGCTCACGGAACGCTATGGTGGTGCTCGCTAAAGACCGAAAAGATCGGCTATTTGTGTTCGCTGCATGGGCAGAGCGTAAGGATCCCACCCTTCTCTTCTCCAGGTACATCAGCCTCCATCGCCGTTTCAGCGTACAGACCGCGGCGATTGAGGACGTAGCCTTTCAGCGCGTGTTGAAGTTCCCGCTCTACCACGAGATGATGGAGCAGAACTGGCGCTTCCCCGTGCTGGAGCACCCACCCATCGGCGATAAGGAGACGCGGATCCGCAGTCTCATCCCGTACGTGGAGTCGCACATGCTCCACGTGCAGGTGCACCAGAAGGACCTGCTGGAGGAATTGAAGCTGTTTCCGTTGTTCCCCCTGAAGGACCTGTTGGACGCCGCCGCCGCGTGTATCGAGCTGATGGGCACGGCGCGTGTTCAGACTAGTGACTCGGGCCACGACCGCTACTACATGCCGGACCGCGGAGACGAAACGCGCTCTGCACTGACGGGGTACTAACATGGACATCGTTTCGGTGCTCATTAGTGCTCATCATTGTAGGTGTCGTGCTGTACCTCATCGAGGCGTACATTCCGCTGTCGCCACCGATTCGCGTTGTCATCCGGGTGGTCGTAGTTATAGCTCTCTGCTTGTGGCTCTTACAGACCTTTTTGGGTCACGTCGCTTTGCCACGACTAGGGAGGTAGCTGCCTGTAGAGGTACTAAGTAGAGGTACTAAGTAGAGGTACTAAGTAGAGGGACTATGTTCAAAGGAGCGCGCGATCATGGGAAGGTCAAAGAAGCAGAAGATGCGTGGCGGAAAAGGAAAGCCCAAAAAGTACTGAGCGCGTCGCGTCCTGCGTCACGGTCACTGGAGGACGGTCGTAACTCGAAACACGGAGCTAACACAGATGGGAGACATCAACGGAGGGAAGTACCCACCTCTCAAGCCAAGTCGGACCGCCGGGGAAATGCCGATGGGCGACGGGATGAGCCACGAGAACAAGAATCGGGATCCACAAGGGCCCGGTTTGCGCCCCGCCGGGACAAAGCCACCGTTCACAAAGGGCGGCCGTACCCACGGAGTGGGAGCGAACGGAAGGCCAATCGGCCGGTCATCGACCGGTATGTAGCAGGCAACGAGGGGACGGTGACAACGGAGAAGTCGCGTCTGCCGGACTTCGATCCGCTACGCGGCATCTCCGTATCACCGGACGGCCTGCGGCATCAGCTTGGGCATCAACAGCACTCAACGCTGAACAGCATCCGACGGCGGTAGAGGTACTAGCGCGTGTTACCAACTGTACCTGTCGACCTTACGATTGAGGGCGCCGAGGCTAAGGTGAAGGAGTACGTGTACACCGAGCTGAGCGCCGCCCTCGACTCGCACAGTGAGCGTGAGGAGCGACTCGCCGAGTGGCACCGTGCCTATAAGGCGATCCCCAAACATCCCAAGAAGAACTGGCCCTGGAAAGACGCCAGCAACGTGGTGGTGCCGCTCGTGGCAATCGCGGTGGACAACGTCTCGGCGCGGCTACAGAAGTCGATACTGGGTGCGGTGGATCCTGTCGAAGCGCACCTCCACATGAAAACACCGTACCAGATGTCCAATGGGGAAGAGCTTACCGATGCCCATGTGAGGGAGTGGTGCAAGCACTACTTCGAGGCTAGTGGAGCCCGCGATCAGCTCCGCACCGTGTTCTTCGACATGCCGTTGTGGGGCGACGCGTTCATCAAGCCGTTGTGGGTCGAGGACGAGAATACGTACCACGCGTACGGACCGATGAACGACGTGGTCGCCGTGCCGGTGCCGGGGTACAAGGGCGTCCGTTGGTATACCACCGCTCCACAGGATGTGGTGTGGCCCACAGGCTTCGACAGTTGGTACCAGCTCCCATGGTTCGGTGAACGGCTCCGTTTGACGTGGGCCGAGATCATCGACATGAAGAAGAAGGGCCTGTTCACACTGGAGGACATCACGCCGCTGAAGGCGCACAAGAAGCAGCGCGAGGACAAGCGGCAGCAGGTGAACAAGGAGAGCGAGGGCCTGAGCGCGGACACCCAGGACGTGTACGAGGTGTGGCAACTGTACATGATGCTGGAGATCCCCCAGAAGGCGGAAGACGAGTCGGACCCGGTGTTCGAGGAGTGCATCATCATGTACTCCCTGGACGGAGACATGCTCCTGCGGTGTATCTACAACCCGTACTTCGGCAAGGCCCGGCACTTCGTGAAGGTACCGTTCCTGCTCCAGGCGCACGAGGTACCGGCGATGGGCATCGCGGAGCAAGCGCTCCCGTTGCAGGAAGAGGCGAGCACCGCGCATAACCAGGTGATCGACGCGGCCACCGCCGCCAACGCCGGTATTGTGGTTGTGTCGCCTGAGACCAACGTGTCTCCGAACGAGGAGATCTATCCGGGGAAGAAAATTGTTACACCCAACCCTACCAAAGACGTCGCCATCTACCACATCAGTGAACCAAGTCCCAGCCTCGCCGGAGTTGAACAGCAGGCTTCAACGCTTGTTGAGAAACGAACGGGAGTCTCCATTTACAACATGGGGATCGAGTCTGCTACTGTCGGTTCACGAGCTACAGCTACCGGAACCACAGCGCTGATCGCCGAGGGCAACCAACGGTTCTGGGTTAGCATCGACGATATGAGGCATGCGATCGAGGAGCTGTTGTACCTGACCATTGCCCAGGAACAGCAGATGCGCCCTGACGGGTACGAATGGGCGCCGGGGAAGTACATTCAGTTCCCTCCTGGCGATCCGCGTCTGACCCTGGGCCTCAAGCTGACTATCACGAGCGAGTCCGTGAACAGGGATCTCGAGATCCAGAACCTACAGTTGTTGATGCAGGTGCTCAACGACTACTACATGAGGCTGATGCAGCTGGGCGGCATGGTCCTCAACCCACAGTTCCCGCCGCCGCAGAAGATGCTGGCCATGCAAGTGATGACCAGCGCCGGTATCATTATAAAGAAGTTCGTAGAGCGGTTTGAGATCGAACAGATCGACGCCGTAGTGCCGACGGTCATGCAGGCCTTGGCCACAATGTCGCAGACGATGATGGGAGGAGCGGGTGGACCAGGAGCAATGGCGGGCCCTCCACCCGGAGGCGCGCCGGGCGCTGCTCCGGGAATCGGAGGAGGACCTGGCGGACTTATACCGAGTCCTGGCACGCTCGGAGGACCGATGGGAGGTCCTACGGGTCCAGGGGGCGGCCCACCACGTGTACAATAGGCTGATGAAGCTGAAAGGCTTCGTTGAGGGGGAACATGCCACTGAAGGTTGACGAAAACGGTGTCATCACTGAAGGGCGCTTCAAGGGTTACGAGCTGAGCGACGTGTTGCAGTACGCCGAGACGTTGGAAGCCGCCGGCAGCCCGCCGCAAAAGACCGAGACGCCTCCGCAACAGAAGGCCGAAGCGACGCCTGAGGGCAGGCTAGCTGCTGCCAACGCCGATCGGCTGTCGCCGATACAGGCACAGACGGCCATGCGCCTGGAACAGGATGATGAGCGTGCGTTCATCGCTACAGGTAACAACGGCCGGCCCGTGGCGGACTACGAGAAGTACAGGAAGGCGATTGAGGAGCTGAAGAAGCCTATGCCCGTGGAAGGGCGCATTACGCAGGGCCTCCACAGGCAGCTGTACATCGTGGTGAAGGGAAACGACAACGAGGCGAGGGGCGTGCTGTTCGACGTGCCTCCGCCGGCTCCGCCGCCGGACGAGGAGCCAGTGGTGCCGGAGGAGCCGCCACCGGCCGAACCACCGCGGGTCCAGGGGAAGGCGGCTCCGCCAGCGGCGCCAGGCACGCCAGCAGCCCGTGCGGAGCAGCCGAAGCAGCGAGCGAAGCCCCCGAAGCTGGTGGCTAACGAGAGGATTCGGAAGTTCTGTAACCACTGGGGCCTCAACGTGGACGACTACCTGCGTCGGCTCGAGGCCGAAGGCCGGACGCAAGCGGAAATCGACGGTATGGCCGTCAGTACGACAAACACGGCAAAGGGAAGGTTGGTTTATGACAGACCGGTCGCCAAGGCCTGACTACCTGCACTGGACCCGTAAGGAACCGGGCTATCGATACCGATGGCTCAACGAGCGGGACAGGAACCTACTGATTGCTCGGTATGAGGGTTGGGAGCCTGTGCTCGAAACAGCAGAGGACGCCCTACTTCCCGCGCCGGCGGGCATCGCGTCAACGGTAGGTCAGGTGGTTCGTCGTGGGGACCTCGTCCTGCACCGTGTCAAAGAGGACACGTGGCAGGAACGGGAAGGCGCTCGCGAACGCGAGATGCGAGAACGGCACGCTCTTACCATTGATACGATGGTGAAGCAGGCCAACGAGAACGCCATGCGTATGGCGGCAAACCACGGCGTGAAAGTGCCCGTGGACAGACCTCTCGTGTTCGTGGAAAGTTCACAGTAGTAGCTGACTGTAGAGGTACTAAGTAACGTGCGAAGGTGTGCGCGAAGCGCACCGGGAGTGTGACAGATGGCAACACAGGCGAAGATAGCTATGGCGTCGCAACAGACGATCTTCGGCACGCCTCTTCCCCGCCGCAACACGCCCGAAAAGGCCAGCGGCACGTTCAAGAAGGGCGCCGTCGTCTTCATGAACGCCGGTTTCCTCGACGAGTGTGGCGCGAATCCCGCGCTAATCCTCGGTGTAGCAACGAGGGACGCTCAGAACGGGGCAACTGACGGCGCGAAGAGCCAACTCGTGGAGCTGGCATCGCCGGGCGTGCTGTTCAAGGGCTACCTCGATACGAGTGCGAGTGAGGGCACGGGCGTCAGCGCCAACACCGACCTGTTCAAGGGCGTCGGTCTCACCAAGTCCGCGGCGGGCGGATTCTGGTACGCCGACAAGGGCAAGACCACGGTCAACGTCCGCGCCGTGATCTGGGACTTCTGGCTCAGCGTGGAGAACGCCCAGCAGGTCGTCATCGGCGACATCCGACCGCCCGTACTGTTCGGCGTAACGTACGCCAACTTCCAAGGCAACGTCGGCAGCTAAGGAGACACAGACATGGCAGTCACCACTGGAGGGTTCAGTGCCCTCTTGGCGCCTGGCCTCTTCGACGTGCTGTTCAACGAGATCAACAGCCAGCCCAATCAGTGGGTTGGGGTGTTCAACACCTACGACTCGGAGCGCGCGTACGAAGAGGAACTCAAGGTCGCCGGTCTGGGCAGCATGGTGCCCAAACCCGAGGGTACACCGATCAGCTTCGACGACCCGTTAATCGGGTCCAGCATCCGCTACACGCACAACAGCTTCGGCCTCGGCTTCCGCATCACCCGAGAGATGTACGACGACGAGCTCTACGGCGTGATGAAGAAGATGGCGGCCGAGCTGGGGCGTGCGTGCGCGTACAAGGTCGAGATCGACGCGTGGTCGGTGTTGAACAACGCGTTCAGCACCAGCTTCGTCGGACTGGACGGTCTCGCGTTGTGCCATACGTCCCACACCCGGTTGGACGGCGGCACGGTGATCGCGAACCGGCCCGGCACGGACGCGGACTTCAGCTTCACCTCGTATCAGGCGTCGCTGGACAGCTTCGCGACGATGCTCGACGATAGGGGGAGGCCGCTCGACATCAACCCCGCGTTGATCGTGATCGATCCCACATTCGACTGGGCCTGCCGAGAGATCACGCAGAGCGAGTACAAGCCGTACACGGCGGGGAACGAGATCAACGCCCTGAAGGGCGAGGTCACGGAGTACCTCAAGTGCCGGTACTTCCTCAATCCGAGGCAGTGGTTCCTGCTGGCACCCAGGAAGCAGCAGAGCGAGGCCGGTGGCCACGACCTGAAGTTCTTCTGGCGTACCAGACCGGAGACCGCGAACGCCGATGACTTCCTCACCGGTGACGCGCTCTTCAAGATCTTCACCCGGTACTCGAAGGGCTTCTCCGAGTGGCGTGGTGTGTACGGGACGAGTGGAGGTTAACGATGGGCGTATCCGTAACTTGCCCACAGTGCGGTAAGGAGCAGAACAGCGACGAGATCGTCGACCCGCACGACATCACGTGTCCTACGTGTGGACGGAAGTACCGCGCCGCTACCGGCCATCCGATCTACAACACGCCGCCGTTCGGCACCGCGCCGCAACCGACGCTCGGCACGGAGCTGATCGACACGGCGGCGCCAGCGGCTGAAACGCCTCCGCCGGTCGAGACGCCGCCGGAGCCGCAGCCCGTGTCGGTGACGAAGACCCCGAACAAGAAGTAGGAGGGAGGGCTAAGTGACCGTAAGCAAACGGCCCGTCCCGGGGTTCAACCGCTTCGCCAGGCCCTCGAAGGCGTTGGGCACGACGGGCGGACAACCGAGCGGGTTCATTCTGACCGATACGAACAACAACGATTATTACCTGTGGATCAACAACGCAGGTACGTTGCGTATCACGGACGCGGCGACGGCAGAGGCCGCTGGTTTCGACTTCAACGCTGGCGGCACCAGCATCGGTGCACAGACGTAGGAGACTGAGATGACCGTACTGAAGCGCCCCGTTGAAGGGTTTACCCCTCTCCGCCGTCCTCGTCAGATCACGGGGTACGGCGGCGGGGCGCCCAGCGGTTGGATCCTCGAAGACACGTCTGGCAACGCGTTCTACCTCTGGTTCGACACGCTGGGTCAGTTGCGTGCCGCTGCCGAAGGCGTCGCGAATTTGCCTGGGTTTGACTGGAACTCCGGTGGCACCATTTTGGGAGCCGGAGTTCCAGCGTTTCACCACGCACAGCACGAGATAGGTGGTGCGGACGCGGTCACGTCGATTGGGGCGGCCAATGGAACTGCTGTTGCTCCAACCATCGCGTTCGCGGCGGAAACTGGGTTGGGGTTTTATCGGCCACAAGCTAACTTTGTAGCCACTGCTGTTTCTGGAGCAATGGGTGTTGGGCTAGATGCTTCAGTACATATTGGGACTGGGGGGAGTCTAGCTTTCACTAGCGGAGCAGCTAACGGGGTTAATGACACCTTAATAACACGTTCAGGAGCGGGAACTGTCAGATTGACTGGCACTACCCCGATGTTACAGCTCGGCGGCACTAATAATACTGTTCCGGCGCTGAAGCGGAATAACGCGATCCTCGAGGCGCGACTCGCCGACGACAGCGCGTACGCGGCATTCAATGCCGGTCTCGTGCAGGGATTCGGCGGCGGTGCGTTCGGTTACTTAAACACGGTCGCAACGACGTCGGCCGGACCGGTGGTCGGCAACATGTGGATCCCTCGCGTCGCGGACTTCGGAAATCTGGTGATGCTTGACTACCAGGACGAGTACGCGTATATCGACGGCCGCGGTGCGACTGTTGCGTCTAGCCCGGCGGCGAACAGTGGCACCGGACCGGAGCTGTTTCACGACGACACGACAAATCTCCAATGGAATGCAGGGACCACCGGCGGTCAGGTACAGATCACGATTGACCACACTGCGGCCGCCGCCATCGTACCGAATCGTAATAACAACAGCTTTCAAATCGGGTTGACACTCCGCTCGAACGCGGAAATACCGACACACATCAAGATCGAGGCCTGGAACACTGCGACTGGGGGGTCGTTCGCGACCGTGTACGACCAGAACGTGACGATTTTCGGCGGACCGTTTGGTGCCTGGGTGTCACCGCTGTTTGCGTCGCCGGATGCGTCGGCCAACATGTACAAGACGCGGATCACCTTGTCAGGCCTACCGGATCCGCTAACCAATTTCTTCCGCGTGCAGCGCGTCTTGCTCTATCATCCGACGGCGCCGTGGGACATGTTTCATCTGGGTATCGGCGGCGGTCGCATATATGGCGCGCTACAGGTGCCTGACGGCGCAGTTGGAACGCCATCTCTTACGTTTGCCTCGGAAACCAATACAGGGCTGTATAAGCCCGGAGCCGGACTCTTAGGACTTGTGACTGGCGGCGGATTGCGTCTCGCTGTACGAGGTAACGATATCGCCATTCCATCTAACGGGAGCTTCAGTTTCACTAACACGGCTAACGATGCTTCCGCTACGATGGATACCCAGTTGACGCGGAACGGTGCAGGTAAGCTTACGTTAACTGGCACCACCCCGATGATCCAGTTCGGCGGCACGAGTGTGAGCTTTCCGGCGCTGAAACAAGTCAGTGCGAACATTGAAGTGCGTACAGCTGACGATGCTAGTTACAGTGGCTTCGTCGCTGACATCTACGCCTTTGGTCCCGGTCGTGGCGCGATTCGGCAAGGTGGCTCGGACGGCGTGTTCACGCTCTACAACAACGCTCTAACGGACTTCGGTCGCCTCCAATTCGGCGGCACCACGTCGAGTTTTCCGGCGCTCAAACGAGCAGGTGCGACGCTTCAGGTGCGACTCGCTGACGATAGTGCGAGTGCAGCACTGCTCGTTGCCGGGCTAACGATTAACAACGGCAGTCTGAGCTTTGCCAACTTGTTGGCGTCAGTTACGGCTCCGACGATCGGGAGCGGGTTCGGCACGTCGCCGTCAGTTCCGAGCAACAACGGTACGGCGTCGTTCACGGTCAACGTCGGCACTGGCGGCACGGCGTCGAGCGGTGTCATTACGATGCCCGCCGCGACGACTGGCTGGATTGCGTACATCGTTAATATCACGGCGACAGCCGCGAATCGCGCGAACGTGCAGACGGTGCAAACCGCAAGCACGACGACGTCGATCACGGTGCAAAGTCAAACGATTAGCACGGGCGCCGCTGTGGCGTGGGCTGCTAGCGACATCCTGCGGATCATCGCGTTTGCTTACTGACGGGGCTCCGTCGAAGTAGAGGTACTAAGTAGAGGGACTAAGTGCATGATTGAAGCGAAGTTGAAGTACATCATCGGCGACCTGGTATTCCAGATCGCCACATTGCAGGCGGAACTTGAACTCACAAAATCTCTCAGCGCAGCGGATCGCGTTGGAAGCACTCCTCCGGAGGGTGCCGACCGGCGATATCGCCACGAGGCGACAGATCGCGGGGCAACTGAGACAGTTGGCGCCGTGTAGCGCTACGCTGCAGGGACGGCCGGGAGCCGGGCTTGGTGAAACGCTAGCTCGGCCTCACCGTTGACCACAAAAGAAATGAGGCCTGGATGGCTATCACAAGAAGCGCACGCATCCTGATCATGACCGCGGCAGCTGACACCGTGAACTATCCGGTGAAGTGCAGCAGCATCCGCCTTGTGGGCACCGGTGCAACGCCGGGGGCGCGCCTACTCATCAGGCAGCGTGGCGCAGCGAGCGGGGCGATCCTGGTGGACCACTACGTGCAGAACGCCAATGAGGACGCGGACGTGTTCTTCAGTGGTGGCGACGGGGAGTGGATCGATCGTCCGTACATCGACACGATTCCCGCGAACTGCAACGTCTACTTTAGGGTGCTTTAAGCCTACCTCACAACCTTTCTGGGAGAAGGGACTCGGTGGTGGCTCCTCGAGGTGAGGTAGGCTTAAAGGACTACGTTATGGTAGACGAACTCCCGCTAGACGACGGAGAGCTCACTGCGTACCAACGCGCCATGTTGGGCGAGGTACAACGTGTCGCTCGTACGCTTACGGCAAGTAGTGATAAGCGCTTCAACACGGTTTGGGAGTACACACAGTCGGCCATCGCCGTGTTGGTCGTGGTGACTACGTGCGCTGGCGTGATGTGGCTGGCCAACACGCGTCTACCCCCTGAGTGGTGGACCATCGTCGGTCTCGTGGTGGGCTTTTACTTCGGGAGGCAGAGACCGCCGGCTATGTTTAGGACGGGCTTGGAACGGACGCGGATTGGGGACAAGGAAGAAGTGAAAGAACTGGTGGCCGATGTTGGACACACGAATGACAAACCATCGACGTAGGGAACGATGGTACACTTGTGGCAGGTGCGGTAACGACTACCCCGAGTCCCGCGTACTGGTGCAGCGGGGCTTGATCGTGTGCCAGGGAATCGGCACCAACCACTGCCACGACCAGCGCGGGTACGCGGCCGAACGGCGGAGGTTGCGTTTGCCGCTGGAGCGTCCGAATACGCAGCTACCCATCGACAGTGGTGACTTGTAATGGCCAGGCGCACCTTCGCCGACTTTGACGCGGAGCTGAAACTGAAGCTCGCGAACAGGTCGGATATCACGGCCACGATGCGTGCGTTCTTCATCAACGACGGGTACTACGTTATTTCGGGGATGATGGACGACGCCGCGTTGCAAGGCTACGTGAGTAACCAAGCGAACGCCGCAGATTCGGACAGGTTCACGCCCACCCCGGCGGATTTTTGGTGGCCGATCAAGATCAAGCTGTCGGGCAACGCGGGCCAATTTCTGCGTGGGGACGACATCGAGAATGTGGACTCGTACGCCACCGGTAAGCCGGCCGGGCCGCCATTCAGGTACTACTGGTTCGGTGGTCAGGTGGTGCTCGACACGAAGAGTGTGAGTGGGGATACGTTTCAGATGTGGTACAAGAAGAAGCCCGTCGAGTTGGTGGCGGGCAACAGCGCCGTGTTCGACAGCGTGCTGGACCCGCTGATTCCGATGTTCGCCAGCATCATCGGCCTCGGCACGGTGCGGGATTATGACGAGGCGGGGAAGCAGGCGCAGTTCGCGCTGAAGTGGATTGAGGTCAACAATCTGCCCGTGAACAAGGCGAAGCTGGCGAACTGGATGCAGGGATTCCAAGTGAGGACCTACTAATGCCTGCTACCAATGCTTGGGACGAGACACAACCCCTCGGCACCGCGTTGGCGAGCAGTATCGACGATGTGATACGGCAGCTGAAGCTGGACATCCGAGAGCGGCTGAACATACAGCACTACTTCGGTGTGAACCAAACGGATGACGGACGGCACCGCGGCCTCGTCGTGGATGCGACCGGTGCGGTGACGGTGGCCTACCTGACCGGGACTAACATCGCTGCGCCCGCCGGCCAGATGATGAACCTGGGAGGTAGCGCAGCCACGGGGTTGCTCATCAACAACACCGCTGCTACGTCGAAGCTCATAGACCTGCAGAAGAGCGGTGTGAGCAAGATGAGCGTGGACCAGGACGGGGTGATTACCGGAAACGGGTCCGGGCTTACGAATTTGGTGGCGACTGCCATTGCCACGGGACTTGTACCGACGGCGCGTCTTGCTGGCGGATCGGCTGACGCGACTACGTTCCTCCGTGGTGACCAGGTCTGGGCAGCTCCGCCGACTGGGCCGAATCCCTTCATCTCGTACGGCGCCGATCAGAGTGGGAACTTCTCCGCGTCAGTGGAGACGATTTACAACTTCACTGCGGCAGGCATCACGGTGCAGTTGCCTACAGTGGTGGGCAACGGCGGGAAGCGGATCGGACTTATCAACAAGAACGGGTTCGACATCACCATTAAGGGTAATGGTACCGATACCATTGCCGGTGTAAACAGTTTCGTGTTCAGTAGCTCGCAGTACGACTCCACGATGCTTTATGCCGATGCTGCCGGCGGAAAGTGGGACATGATATGAGGATGTTGTTGACGGGGCTGCTCAGTGCAGTCCTCGCCCTGATCTTGTACAACGTCGTGAGGCCGGCAGAGGCCGCGAGTACGCCGGTTCCGAAGAACGCGATCCTGTACTTCAACGCTACGGCGTGTCCTGCCGGCTGGACCGTGGTTACTGCGGCACGAGGGCGGTACATTGTGGGGTTGCAGTCCGGCGGCTCTTTAGCGGGGGTACGAGGGACGGCGTTTACCAGCGATTTGGAAAGCCGTCCGGTTGGACAGCACAATCACACCAACTCACAGGCTACGACCACAGCGTCGCAGGGCACCCATCAGCACCCGAATAGCACGCTGAACTTCGCTAGTGGCATTACGGCGTTGGGTGGACCCGAGTTGGGCAACGTGGCGAACAGCTTGCCTACGACGGCCGCGTCCGCTGGCGCGATCACGGTGACGAACGGCGCGATCACCATTAACAACGCGGGTGCGGTTGCGGATACGAACGCGCCGTACATCCAGTTCCTGGTCTGCCAAAAGACGTAGCCGTGAACGAAGCGCCGCCCAAAACGCTAACGGTCCGACCGATACAGGGTCAGTGGGACTTCGATAGCGCTCAGGACATACCTGAGGGCGCGTCGCCTGACATGCAGAACTTTCGCGTGATCCAGGGCGCGTTGGTGAAGAGGGCGGGGTACGCACAGTTTCCAGCCGGTGCTGCAGCACTAGACGGACCGGTGACCGGGATCTACAGCCTGTTGGATAGCGCGGGCAACTTGCGGTTGTTCGCCACCACGAGGGCTAGCGTGTACCAGTGGAGCAGTGGAGGCGGTGTCTGGAACAAGCAGACGGGACCCGCGTTGACCGGAGGCACGTACGACAGGTTCAGCTTTGAGGTCAGTCAGAACTGCCTCGTGTTTAGCCAGGGCATCGACAACATCATGTCGCTGCCGTTGGCGGGAAGTACTTACGCTGCGTTGAGTGCTGGGAGCTTCCCGTCGTTCTATCTGGCACGGTTCGCCGATCGGCTGTACGCGTCCCTCACCGTGGAGGGCGGAGCGTTGAAGCCGTTCAGGACGAGGTGGCCGGTTAACAGCGACCACACGGATTGGGGCGGCATCGGGAGCGGGTTCAGGGACAATACGGAGCAACCGTACTTCATCAAGGGGATGAGGTCACTGCTGCAGCAGTTGGTGGTGTATACCGAGCGAAGCGCCATCGTTGCGACGCGAACCGGTATCTTGCCGCCCGCCCAGTTCGACATTGTAGTGACGGACATCGGGCTGTACGGTAGCTACACGTTACAGGGGCGGAATAACACGCACATCTTCCTCGGCAACGACGATGTGTACGAGTTCAACGGCAGCCAAGCGGTCAGTGTAGCGACGCCGATACGGGAGCTGTTATTCAGGACGCTGGACGGGCCGAACGCGAAGAACAACTGGGCCGTGATCCTGCACGACACTCCTGAGTACATGATGTTCCTGTACACGACGGCGGGCACGGCACCGGACACGGTCTGGGTGTACAACCACGTGCGGAAAATCTGGTACAAGTGGATCACTCCGCCACTCATGCTCGCCGGTACGATGCACAGGGTGGAAACGAACAGTACTATTGATTCGTTGGTCGGAACGATTGATCAACAGAACTGGCAGTTCGACACTCGTGGATTGAGTGCGAATACACCGGTCCTGATAACGGGCGGGCTAGACGGTAAGGTGTACATTTGGAGTCAGTTGTCCAGCAATGATAACGGTACGCCTATCGTAGCGTACTGGACTAGCCGAGACTACCGTGGGGTGGACTACGGACCTGAGTGGGTACTGCACAAGGTTACCATCCGGGGCGTTGGCGTAACGTATATGGAGACAGGGTCGCCCATCACGTTGCAGCTATACTACAGCGTCGATGGCGGGGTTTGGCAAGGCCCGTACACGTCTACTATGGGAGGTGACGGTCTTGTTGGACAAATCAGTGATATGGTGTTTTGGCAACAGGTGACGGGGAACAGGATAGCGTTCCGGATACAGGACGCGGGCCTGGACCAGAGCCCCCGTCTGTTATCGTTCCACCCGATCATTGAGCCGAGCGCTGAGTTGGTGTCGCCATGAAGCTAGGCGGACCGATCCCGCTACAACAGGTACAGGTCGCAGCGCTACTGCGAGAGTGGCTGTTTAAGTTGTGGCGTGCTGTGGACGGTGGTCTGGGCTTCGGCGATGGGACGTTCAGCGACAACGTGATGGGTACGTGGGCTACTATCGCGGACACAGGAGCAGCTAACACCGACTTCGTAGTGACCCACGGACTTGGGACCGTGCCGGTGGGGTTCCTTGTAATATACCCGCCGTTAACGGGGGTTGTGAATAGAGGAGCAGGCGCGTGGACGAACAACACGATGACGGTACGTTGCAGCGCAGCGAACCAGTCAGTGAAGATCTTCGTGCTGCCGGCGGTGAGCGGCGTGTTGCAAAGCTGAGTCTGTTGGACTGCACTCCGCTACACTGGAGCGAGAACAGCATCGACGAGGCGACGCAGATCATCAACCAGTACGCGGGTACCGGGCTGCCCCTCGAACCGACGCAGGTGTTCATCACGCACCTCACCCAGAGGCCGGACGCGTACTTCATGAGACTGGGACAGGTGGGGCTGTGGTACCTAACGGGCATACAGTTGCACTTCTGTGCGAACGTGAATGTGGTCTTCTGGGACAAGAAGTTCGGTCGGGATCGGCGGGATGTAGTACAGTACCTTTGTGGGAACGCGTTCGACATGTTCGACTTGCAAAGGCTGCAGGCGATAGTACCAGCGGCGAATCGACCGCTGAGAACGCAGTTAACCCGTTGCGGATTCCGTGAAGAGGGCGTACTCCGCAACGCGTGGCTCGACGGCTCAGGAGTGCAGGACTTGCACGTGCTGGGCATGTTGAGAAGTGAGAAACCGGAATGGCAGTCCCAGGCGACGACTTCTTCGGGGCGGGTTATCTAGGGTACGATCCGTACCATCAAGCTGCCTCCGATAAACTGGACCGCCTCTCAAAGATCGACGGTCTAGTCCGCGGAGACCAAGCCGCGGCGGCTGGCGCGCAGCAGCAGCAGCAGGCTCCCGGCCGCTTCAGTCCTCAGACCGGGATGTCGACCTACAGCATGAACACAGGGTTCGTACCACCGGCCTACGGCATGAGCCCCGAGGCTCAGGCGCAACGGGACCGTGGTGGTGCAATGCAGGGGCAGACCTTTTCGCCCAGCCGAAAAGAGGACGATCCGCCGGATCCTGGCAAGGGCACGGAGGATCCAACACCGCCGTACCCAACACCAGGTGGGCCAACGGACTGCACCGGGGTTCCGAAGCCAACGAGCCTACCGTGCCCTAGCGGTCACTGGGTCTGTCAGGGCGGTGGCTGGGTCTGTAACGCAGGTGAGCCTGGGCCGGATAATCCGTCGTCACCAACGCCTGGGCCTGGCGGCGGCGGATCAGGTCCGAGTCCGGGACCCTACGGTGCGTTTGGTAACTGGCAACCGGGCGGGACGGGAACGTTACCACCGGACTTGGCGGCGTTACGTGGTGGCATCAGCAGCCTGATGCAGAACGTGTTAGGACGGACAGGCGGCAACCCGACTGCGTACGGTGGTCCGCTGAGCGTGGGTACTGAGGGGCTGCAGCAGCCGAAGGACATGGCCTGGGGCATTCCTGGACAGGTGCAGAACTACATGGCTCCTGCCCAAGGTGCGATGAACGCGCAGTTCGGGGATCCGCAAGGCATTGCGGCGATGGGGCAGGGCGCGGTACAGCAGGGCCTCGGGTTCGCCAACCAGGGCGCGAACTGGATGAGCGCCTTTGGCGGACAGGCAGCGGGTACGCTTGGCGCAGGCAACGCCCAGGCAGCGCAGATCGCACAGACCGGTGGGTTGCCTGAGTTGCAGACGGGACTTAACGCGATCCAACAGAACGCGGCGCTACAGATCGCCCAGAACAGTGCGCAGCTCCGGGAACAGTACGGGAAGATGGGTCTCGGCGCAGGAACGGATGTGAGCGAGGCTATCGCGCGGGGCGCCAGTCAGGGGTACGCACAGATGGCTCAGAACCAGAGCCAGTACCTGACGAACTCTATTCTGCAGGCACAACAGAACCGACTTGGCGGTGTGCAGGCATTGCAGGCGGGAGGCAGCGCACTTGGCGGCCTAGGTACGACTGGTGCTGGCACGTTCGGGCAGTTGGGCGGTCTCGCCTCAGGCGCCTACGGAACGGGCGGACAGCTGGCGCAGGGCCTCGGGAATTTGAGGCTTGGCGCGGCAAGTAACATCGCGCAGCAGGCCAACACGTACGGCGGCGTGACGAATGACGCGACGCGGAACCTGCTGAGTGCGAACGCGCTCGACATTCAGACGCAACAGGCGAACCAGCAGGCTGCGTACAGTGAGTTCCAGCGGATGCAGGCGCCGAGCCCCTGGATGAACAGTGCCTTAGGGTACGCGACCAACTATCCGCCGCAGCAGCAGCAGGTCCCGGGCACCGGATCGCAGCTGGCGAGCGCGGCGATAACGGGCGGGACAGGGTTGCTGAGTGCTTGGCTTCTCGCCAGTGCGCTGTCGGACAAGGCGGCGAAGGAACGCGTGGTGAAGGCGAGGCCCGTGCTACCACGACTTCGCAAGTTGCCGATCTACGAGTGGCAGTACAAGGGTAACAGCACGCGTCACATCGGACCGATGGCACAGGACATGCACGAGCTGTTCGGTACCGGGGATGGGAAGTCCATTCACCTCGTAGATGTGATGGGCATCGTGTTGAGTGCGGCGAAGGAGATGAGCAGGAGGCGGCATGCCTAGCGGACAAAGTACTGGCGCGGGGTACTACGGTTCGGGCGCAGGCCAGGACTACTACTACGACGCCAATTATCTGCGGAACAAGATGCTCACGGACGCCATCACGTCGGGCATCGGCAATATAACAGGGACGCTGGAGAAGGTGGTACTGCACAAAGCGGAGCTTAAACAGAAGTTCCCAGAGGTGCAGGCCAACGCCCTGGAGAAGTTAAAGGGGGACCCCGATCTGCGGGAGAACTTGTTGGCGGGGCCCCCGGAGTTGCGGAAGCAGTTCTGGTGGATGGTCGACTCGCCGGAGAACTTCTTGAAGAAGGACGTCAAGAGGACTCCAGCGCAAGAGTCGGCTCTCGACACGTCGTTCCGGCGGCTGATCGCCCCGGGTACAACGGAGTTGACGACGCGAGAGACGGCTACTGCGGCGCTAGAGAAGACGCGTGCTGAGACCGAGGAGAAGGTCAGCAAGCAGCTTGACCAGAACGAGTTCGAACGGGCGTTGGGTGCGTTGCAACGGGACTCCCAAGGTAACGTGGCGCAGGAGGACGTGTTCAAGCTGATACCCAAGGCCGTGAAGGCGTACGGGCCGAGTATCCTGGACTCGGGGCACATGACGGATCTGCTCCGCCCGGACTTGGCGGTGCGGTTGAAGGAAGCGGAGACTCCTGGCACGCCGGCGTTCAGGGCGCAGGGCTACAGGAAGCTGCTGCCGGAGCTCATCAAGGACTTCAACCCACAGACCGACACGGACATGAAGCAGATTATGCAGCTGGCGCTGTCTGCTGATCCGGACAACAACATTCCGCCGCCAACGAGGTTGCCCCCAACGACCGCGGTGCTGGAGAAGAAGTGGCGTGACGTGGCGAACGGGATTGCGCAACAGAACGCCAATCGAGAGACGACCGCACAGGCGTTCAACATCACGAAGTTCTTCAACGAGAACATGACCCCCGACCAGAAGGCCAGCTACGATCCGGCGGCGGTCGCGGCGCGGTTCATGAAGAACGGAACGTTCCCGGAAGGGTTCGTGATGCCGAAGGACCTGAAGGACGCCGCGTTGATTGAACGCGATACGGCGCAGGCGAAACTGTACAAGGTCAACGCGGACAAGGAGGCGTTGAAGGATCCGCAGTTCGAACAGCTGTTACAGAACGCTCGTACAGCGTCGGAAAACAAGGATCCCAACGCTAAGAAGTACCAGGACGCGTTGTACCAGTACTCCAAGAAGAAGTGGCCGGACTACGAGTG